TCCAGTTGATCCTGTATCACCAGTTGGACCTATGCTACCAGTAGGTCCAGTATCTCCGGGAACTCCTTGTCCAGTTGATCCTGTATCACCAGTTGGACCGGCTGGACCAGTTTGACTGATATAATAATAATAGTTATTCACTTGTGTAATACATTCATCACTACTACTACTGCTACTCGAACTACTACTGGAACTAGAACAATGACACTCTCCAAAACTATCCTTCACATAATTACATTTTTTACAAAAAACAGAATCATATAATAATCCTTGACGGGAACCAAGACTCTCATGGTCATTGGTCGGGGAATCTCGGTTCCCTACCCCTCATCTTCGGTCATCTCCTCTTCCATCGCCTCCACCACGTCTATCATCTCTGTGGAAATGATCGTGGTGATGTCTATCTCTATCACGATCAAATCGATCAAATACACGGTAAATATTCACTTCATCACGAGCAGTCACCCAATTATCTCTCAAACGATTGGTATCGAGAGTATTAACAACATTGGTAACATCCATTGCACGTTGATCAATTCGTGATTTAACCTCACAACAACATTCCGCCATTTGAGCCGCCAATAACTGTTGGTTCTTAAGAGCCTCGTATTTAGCATCAGCAGTTGCAGCAGCCTGTTGAGTAGTAATCTGGTTTGTGCTCTGAGCCATTTGGGCAGACAAAAACTGTTGGTTCTTTAAAGCCTCGAATTTAGTATCTTGGATTTGTAGAGTTAGATTTTCTTTAGCTTTCTGTTGTTCTAGTTGTAGAATTCCGAATTGTTGATAAGACTGAGAACTCAATAGTTCTTTTGCTTTCTGTTGCTCTAGTTGTAACATACCGAATTCCTGATAAGATTGAGAACTTAATGCTTCTTTTACTTTTTGCTGTTCCAATTGTAACGAAGAAAAGTTATTTGAGGCTTGTGCAGCAAGGAAATCTTTGGCACGATGTTGTTCTAGTGCAGTTGCAGCAAATCCAGCTCCAACCATATTTCTAGTTTCCCAAGAAGTCGAATTCAAACTAGATTTAAGTTCTGCGGAGTTATTATTCACTGCAGCCATGATTTCGTTGACACCACGATTGACACCATCCACCATATCTTTACGAACATTATAAACTGCAGTTCTAGTCTCTCCTTCCTGTTGAACAATAGTAGTTCTTGTATCTCCTCCATTACGTTCAATAGAAGATAAAGCTTGAGAAGCGGTTCTGTCAACAGCATCGGTAATATCACGAGCATGGTTTGCAGAGGCTTCTCTGGATGCAGCATCCGTAACAACCGTTGTAAGTCTGGCCTCTGCTGCATTTTTATCAACCGAAGATAGGATCATAGAAGCATTTCTATCATTGGTATGAACTCCATTGGCACCATTTCTCTCAATCGAAACCGAAATATCACGTGCTTGATTTGCAGCAGCTTCTCTGGAAGCAGCATCGGTAACAACAGTTGTTAAACGAGACTCACCTGCATTTCTCTCGACGGCACCATAAATATTGGATCCAACACGTTCAGTAACACTAGCATTATTTGCACCATTTCTCTCGACAGCCATATTTAATAAACTAGCATTTCTCTCAACTGTATGAGTTCCAACTAATCCATTTCTTTCAACTGCATCTCTTAGACCAAGAGTATGTGTTTCCACAACACTTTGTAAACCAGAAGTAGAATCATAAATATTCTTATTGATAGTAGCAACACCGTTAGATAAATTACTATTGGTATCGTAAATATTCTTGTTCACAGTAGCAAGACCATTCGCTAAGTTACTGTTAGTATCATAAATATTACGATTGGCCGATGTGAATTCCTGAGACAAATTACGGTTTGTATCGTAAATATTCTTATTGATAGCACCAACACCATTGGATAAATTACTGTTGGTATCATAAATATTTTTATTGGTGTTTGTAAATTCCTGGGTATTGTTGTTATTGTTAGCATTCAGATGGTCGATGATTTTATTGGTTCCATCATGGACACCAGAATTCATAGATTGTTGTTGCAAAGCACTGTATAAAGTGGCAGAATCTAAAGGCGGGTAGCCGTAAGGAGGGTAGAAAGGAACTTGAGGAGTAGAAGGAGTGGACATTGTATATATATTCCTAAAAAGAATTTATTTTTACCGAAATTTTTACATTTGTTTTTTTGTAAAAAAATATTTATAAATCCTATAAAAAAATAGAAATATGCCTAAATATTTATTTTTACAACAATTTCCCACGGAAAAATAAAAATAGATAGGAAGCAGTGAAAATATATATGAGTTAAATTGATAAAAAAAGATAATAAAAAGAATTTTATATTTTTTACATTGTGTAAAAAACCATGAGCAATTTATTATATGAAAATCATATGTTAAAAAATACAAACTATTATTTATTATGCACGATATCTCAGTTTGAAAAAACACAATTGGCTAAAATGAATAAAATTATTCAAGAATATAATGAATATATATCTACAAATATGAATAATAAAGACATTGATGAAATCAATCATAAATTACAAATAACTATTACAAATCGAGAAACATTAGAAAAACAATTAATGGAAGTTCAAGAAAAACACGATATATTAAAAACCAGAATAACAGAAATGGAAACGGAATATAATGTCTTATCGAATCAATTGCAAGATACAGAAGAAAAACATACATTTATACAGAAACAACTAGAAGAGACACACTCTTATTACAAAAGCATAGAAACAGAATATAATGTAACAATAAAAGAACGTAAATTATTACATGACTCATTAGAAGAATCGATTATAGAAAATCATACCATGATTAAAAAACTAGATGAAAAAAACAGATATAACGAAGAATTACAAAGTCAAATTGTGAATTTAATGTTAGAACTGGAAAAACAGAAAGAAATCTTGGAAAATAGAATTTCAGAATTGGAGAGATCCAAAACAGAATTTCAAACCACTTTGGAAAATAATACAAGACCAATAGATAGTGAAATAATAGAGAAACTAAAAATAGAAAACGCAGAATTACAAGAAGCAAATACAAAACTACAATTGGAATTAATTGAAATCATTAAACGTTAAGATTACGAATAAATGCATCACATTCTTTCATAATTTCAGTTTCCGTCTTTTTACCTTTTTTATGATATTTTCCACGAATCAAAGCAACTACTATAGTAGTAAGATCTTCCATTTCTGCGTCTATTTTCCAGAGTTCACCTGTTTTAATATTAAACAGACGAACTACCTTCTTTTTATTGTAAACCATTTGATAAAGCCAAGCATACATAACCGTTTGCATTTTATGTTCAATCGTAATGCTACTTGTGCACTTCAATTCCCAAATACTTTGTTCCGTTTCTAAATCAATTCTAGCGGTAAATCTATAAATGAATTCAGTTAATGGAAAAAATGGAGACAAGATCCGATCTATTTCTAAATGATCTTCATCACAAGATCCGTGAATAATCATTTTTTCAGGAAACCATTTACCTTGTCTGCATTCTTCTCCTACAATAACGTCTAATCTCTCGAAACAAAGTTGAAGTTTCACCGGATCTAACCAACCATATTCTTCAGAATCAATTTGTTTCATTTTAGAATATAATTTAGTATCAATCGCAGCAGAAATATTCGCAAGATATAAATAATCACTCGGATTCTCACAAGTTTCTGGCATATTTTTTACAGCATTTCGTAAAAAAACATGTTTATTTGGTTTTAAATTTTGGACATCTTGATGAATAATACGTTGTAATGTATTGGTCGCTTTTTCTGGTCGTAAATGATCATAAAACATGATTGGAATTGCAATACCATTTAAATTACTAACTTCTTCGAAAAACCCACGTTTCGTTTCAATCACAGAAGGAATATCAATAGCTGCTGTGATATCCGCTTCTTTTTCTAAAATAAAAATACGGTCTAAAATAGGACAAATAATATCTAATTCACAGTCTGGAACAAACGCAATGAGATAAGAGGGAGTGCATTTTTTAGTATTATATACTTTTTTATCTTCTTTTTCAGAAATAGGAGCAATAATCATTGGATTTCCAATAAATTCAATGTAATCTTTGGACTGCATGTCAAAATGCGACATTTTCAAAAAGGGCAGTGGGCGATAAGTATCCCATGAACTATTATTTTCAGATTCAAATACAGATAGAGAATGAGTTGCACGGGTGGAAGCAACATAAATTGTATTTGGACAAATCTCTTTAGGACAATCTCGATTATATATTTCCATATAAGAGCTATCGAATCCTATAATAATAACATGTTTACGTTGTCGTCCTTTTACAGAATGAAAAGAAGAGAAAACGATTTTTTTATCAATGATTCTTGTATCTAATTGTTCTTGATTTTCTTTCATAGGAATATAACATGGAATATTCGCTTGAACTAGTGCATTTTCAATCTGTGAAATAATTTTCATATGATGTATGGAAGCCGCCAAAATAAAAATGTCACCATAATCATTTCCTTCTCTCAACCATTCTTGTATTTTAGAGAGAACAATCGTTACAATTCTAGCATTGGTTCTACGATAATATTTTACAGGAATGCCAGGTTTACATGCTAATAATCGGTCTTCTCCCAATAAAGATTGATTTACAAAATTAGACATTGTATTGGTGATTCGATAAGACATTTGGAGAGAACAATACACGAATTCTTTGGTTGTTAAAAAAGGATGATTCTCCCAAAATTGAGATGCATTTGTAAGAAATCCGATATGAGCACCTTTGAATTCATAAATACCTTGTCGTTTATCTCCCAAAATCAACAATTGAAAAGATTGTCCGATATCCATCATTATTTTTGCCATGAATTGAAAATAGAGAACACTCATATCTTGACATTCATCTAAAACTAAAATATCAATTTTAGGTAGTTCGGTTTTAGGCGACATTTTTTCTCTCAAAAGTTTTCTTAATCCCATATCATCAAATGCTTTATCATAATAATATGTTACTGCTAGACTATGAAACGTATATATTAATATATTTTCAATTTGGTATTTATCGGTAGTTTCTTTCACTTCTTTTCGTAATTCTTTATTGAAAGTCATTTGTAAAAAGGTTTTATCTTGAAATTGATTTGCACAAGATAAAATAGTGGTTGATTTACCAGATCCAGCACAAGCATCAACTACCACATTTTTACCAGATATAATATTATTTATCACAAATTGTTGTTCCTCACTTGGTTTTTGCATAAAAGGTTACATGAATACAGTGGAAATTTTTATATCGTTTTATAATAAGACATGGTAAATTTACAAGAGATAGTAGATACATTCATAGAAAATCCATTATTAGCAATTGGATACTATGGACCATTAATATTGATTTTTATGAATGTATATTTTTTATATGATCGTTTTTTTTGGTGTTGTATTTACATTATATTTGTAATAATAAACACATTTTTAAATAAAGGATTGAAATTATTAATAAAAGAACCAAGACCAAAAGATGGTAAAAAATATGGATCGTTTGAAAAATTAGAAAAAGAGGAAAGTTATGGCATGCCTTCTGGTCACGCACAATCTGCGATGTTTTCCGTTTTTTTTTATTATTTGTTGTATGGTATAGATGAAATTTTGTTATTAATGTTATTTATAACTGGATTAACCGTATTTCAAAGAAGTTATAATAAAAACCATACAATTACTCAATTAATAATAGGACTAATTATTGGTGGATTATTTTCATATATAGTTTATTATTTTTCAAGAAAATATAAAAATAAGAATCTTTTATAAGGGTTATATATAAATGT